TGAGTAATATATATTCTATATATATATATTACTTTATACAGCGTATTTTTCTATTTCTGTGTAATCAATTATTTTAGTCATATAAAATTTATCTAATATTTTATCAAAATGATATGATCTAAAATACGGACTTGCACAAGCGCATGGGGTAAATGTATACTCCCCAAAATATACTTTATTATTTATACTATATAAATCAATACGAACATAATCATGATCTTTCGATAATTCGCGTGCTTTTTCAATTAATACGTTTAAATTATTTGGTTTTGGTAATTCATCAATACCATTTGTACGTCTAATAATTTTTAAACGCTTCCAATCAATGGTATAATTATAAAATAGATGATTTGCAACACTCTTGGCCATTATTACAACTGGTTTACCCCATATACAATGTATTTTATAATCAATGATAACATCTCCTAAATATTCTTCAATAAATAATTTTGGAGTTATATATTTGTAATGAGGTTCTGCACCATTACGATACACTCTATTTAAAATTGTATTATAATATTTTCTTAACTTTTCATATTTTTGTTTAAATTCTTGTTTTGATTTAATGATCGTTATATCACCACACCAGTGATTTACTTTAATTACGAATTGTTCTGGAAGTACGCTTAAATCAATTTGTTCAAATTTTTCATATACACCAATGGTTTTTGTATAATGTAAATGAGATATATTTTGTTTTTTTAAATACTCCTTAACTTCATATTTGTCTGTAAAATAAGCATATTTTTTTAAATCATCTTCACGAGCGTTTGGTCCAATACGTTTATCCCATAGTCTTTTAAACATTAGTATATAAGTTTTATATTTTATATTTAAATTATATTTTATATTAAGTGTATTTAAGTATTTTCTAATAAATCAAATATGATATAGATATTATATCAATAGAAAAGAAAATTAAAACAAAATGATTTTAAAAAAGAACTTTGGAAAAATATTTAAATAACTTTCGTATAAATTTAAATTATTATTATATTATTAAATATTATAATGATTGAAAATTTAATAATTATACCATATAGAAATCGTAAACATCATTTAGAATATTTTATTAAGAATTCATGGCCTTTAATACAAAAAAATGTATCAAATCCTTATTTATTAATTTTAGAACAGGACAATGAAAAATTATTTAATAGAGGAAAATTATTAAATATTGGTACTGAATTGTTTAAAGATAACGCAAAATATATTATAACACATGATGTTGATATAAATCCTTATGAAAATATATTAAAATATTACAATGAACCTATTAGTAATGGTAATATTTTAAATATATTTGCTTCAATAGATATTACTTTAGGGGGAGTAACAAAATTAAGTGTTAGTGACATGTATGAAATTAATGGTTTTACGAATGATTATTATGGATGGGGATGTGAAGATAAGAATTTATATAATCGTGCAACATATTTTAATAAATCAATTAAACGTTGTATATTTACGAGAGATAAAAATGTAAATAATTATGTAAAACGATTTAATGATGTCAATGATAGAAAAAAATCAAATAAATTTGCTTCAATAACTAATTTTGAATATAATAAATTTAAAAAATTATCATACAAAGATAAATATAAAAATATATTTTCAAGTGGTTTAAATAATTTAAAGTATAATATTTTAGAAAGAAAAGAAATTCAAAAAAATATTGAATTGATTAAAGTGAACATATAAATAATTAATGAATGGATATTATATTTCATAATCTAAAATATTTGTGTATAATTAGTATAATATTTAATTATTTTTTGGTGATACGTTTATTTGATTTTTTTTTATGAGACATTTTTCTTCGTTTATGGGTCTTTCCTTTTTTATGTCTTTTCATTTTCTTCGTATATTTTTTTCTACCTCCATAAAACCCCCAACTAAAACCTAAAAATGATATATGACTTGTTCTTAATATTTTTGTAAATGTTACCAAAAAGAATAAAAACATAATAACTGATACAACAATTTTCAGTCCTTCTACTCCGGTTGTTGTATCCATTAATACATCTTCCACAAAATCTTGTGTTTTTATTTCTAATTCTTTACGATATTCGTCCACCGCTACATTAATATTATAATCATCACTTATCCAACTTCCAATGTAATTAAGTGTTCTTCCTGCAACTGTATCAAATGATTTTGTAACGATTGAAGTCACACTTGACACACCACCGATAATCAAATGATTAAGAAATTTATCCATCATATTTATAAATGAATTCTCCATACGAGATATACCAGTATATAAAATGACACTTAACACAGTTGGAACACCTAAATCACGCAAATTACGAGCAAGGTCACGCATGTTTTGATAATTTAGTTTCTTTTCTTCCAAACTTAACTCACGTTCTCTTAATCTCGTCTCTCTGTCTCTTTCTTCAAACTTCATAAGTTCCATGAACATTTTCATTCTATGTTCATCAGGCATTTCTTTAATAATATTCAAAGCATTTTCATCTAAACCACTTTTACGACCTCTGTATCTTACTACTCTTTCTTCATCTTCATCACGAGACCCTCCAACTATTAATTTATCATTAAAAATATCAAATAATTCTTTCATATAGGGTTGTATTTCTTCATTATTATGATAAATACTTTCTAATAAAATTAATAAATATTGTGAAAGTTTATCCAAATCATCAATTGTCTTATTAGATAATGAATTATATAAACGAATGATATTATGTGTTGTTTTATCTTTTCTTGATAATCTTACAACATTATTTATAGCTTTATCTATATCTGTTCTTAAAATTCGTCTTTCTTCAACCGCCATTTATTATATATATAATAAATATAATTATATTATATATATGGATACAACAAGAAAACACAGGTATTACACAAGATACTCTATTAGACAACGTAAAAATGATACAACAACAACACAAAAACAAAAACGAAAAACACGTCGTTATAATACAAAAATATACAAACCTTATACAAAATCACAACAACTTAAAACAAAAGAATTAAATAACGACTTTTTATTTTATAAAAACAGTCTTCGTGAAGCAGAGATGGATATTCAGACACAACAAGATACCGGAAAAGCATTGAAAGATATTGTAGGTGAAGCGTTTGAACGACATCGTGCACGTGTATGGACACATTTTGGATTTAATGTTTCGAAACATAGATATGGAGCAATGTTTGATGTGGATTGGTCTATTACATGGAAAGATAAATTAATCGCCCTTGAAGAAGATAAAGGACATTATGTTGATTCGTGTTTTCTTGAAAGAGCAATATCCGGTTTTTGTAAAACTGTAAACACATACCAAAAGAAAGAAAAAGAAGTGCCACTACTCATTCTTCATAGTTTTACAAAATACAATAAATTCAATGATAAATTAGAAGAAGATTTAGATACAAGAAAAACAGAAATTAAAGATGAAATACAAAGAAAATTAGTATATACAACTTTAGTTGAAAGCAATAGACTACCAAGAAGAAAATGGTTTTCAAAAGATTATTATAGAGGATATACGGATAATGTAGACAATAAACTAATCATAAAAGATATAGAATTTATACGCTCACTTATTCCAATTTCTGAATAAGTTCAACCGCTTTATTATAATATGTTTCGTTTATCTCAATACCTATAAAATTTCTGTTATTTTTTTTTGATGCTATTCCTGTACTTCCTACACCCATACAATTATCTAATACATTATCACCTTCATTTGTATAAGATTTAATTAACCATTCAAGTAAATCTACCGGTTTTTGTGTTGGATGAACCGGTCTTTCTACACGATTAAACTTTAAAACCGTTGTTGGAAGTCTTTTACCATCACTTTTAGCGACGTTTTCTTTATGACTTCCATAATTACTTTGTTTATCCACCGCTTTTTGTGTATTCCATCTCTTATAAGGTGTGCTATACCAATATTGAATATTATATACAGGTTGTTTTTTATAAAATATACAAATATCTTCATTCGTTTTCATTGGTTTCCTTTTTGCGTTTAAAAAATCACTGAATTTATTTTTCTCCCAAACTAAACAATACCTAAAATATTTCATATTACTTGATATAAGAAGCGTGGTAAAAGGTTGACTACCAAATAATATAATAGCACCATTATCTTTTATGATTCTATTATATTGCTCCCATAATTTATCAAAAGGAATTATAATATCCCACTTATTTTTAGTAACACCATAAGGTAAATCACATAATATTAAATCAATCGTTTTATCTTCAATACTTGTCATTGCGTTTAAACAATCATCATTTATAAGACATACCTTTTCACGGTTTAAATAATTACGTGTAATTTTAAAATCTTTTTTTTCTTTACAAGGTATTTTTTTATGGTTATTATATTGTGATTTTGTTAAAAACTCTTTCAAACAATTCTTACAACTATATGTTGTCATTCTATAATAATACTTAATATTTAACTTAAATTTAAACTTTTATTTTTTTTAAATGTATTAATATATTATATATGAATACAACAAGAAAACAACGAGATATAAAAAAATATAGTCCTAAAACAGCACGGCGTCGTAGAGAAGAGAGAACATTACAGAAACGAAAAACACGAAAAATGAAAGACGCACAAACACGACGTGCGCGTCGTGGTATAATAAATAACATACAAAATACGTTAAATTTTATTCATAAAACTTTACAGGATTACGTTAAACCATCTTCTGTTTATGTGAGACCGAAACAATATAGTATAACACCACCATATGATACCTATAAAAATTTTCATAATACAATTCTTGATAAATACGGCGTAATTGACGAAAATTTAATTCATTTTGATAAAGATAAATTAACAGAAGAATATTTAAATATCAATAATTTTACACCTGTATATTTATTGACACACGGTGAGTATCCTAAATACGGTTATAAATCAAATATACCAGGAAACAATAATTTTAAAAATATGCTAACAAATGTATATGACGCTTTTGTAGTTGTGCCTCGTGATGTTGTTATTGTAGATTATGTGCCCATTGGAAGACTTCTTAATGTGAAAGAAGAATTAACTGAAGAATTAACACCATATTTTATGAGTTATGTATTTAATGATATTATTAGAGGTCGTATCATAAATACACCCAAGGGAAGGATATTTATGAAACAAAAAATAGAAGAATTTTTAAATGAAGAATATGTTATAGAAATTATAAAAGAAATAGCAGAAAGTTCTGATAAAACTGAAGATATACTCGTAAATAGGTTTAAAGAAAATATGTTTAATCTTTATTTAACTGTGATTATACCAAGTTTAAGAATTTATACTGAAGGGAACTTATATTTTAATATATCCTTATCTCTTGAAGGAACAATAAAAGAATATATCAATCATAGTAAAAAATTAAATTGTAATAAACAAATTATGAATTATAAGAATAAAACGTATAGATGGAATAAGTATGGAACTGATGATTTCAAAATATTATATAAATCTAAATTAACAGATAGTTTTGTTATTCATCCAGATATTGATAAATATTTTACATATAACTCTAACATTCAATTTAATTTTTATGATGAAGATAATAGACTGAAATTAGAATGTCCGAATCAAAATGATATGTTTTTAAGTGAACTTATCCATTACGGATTTTTAAACGATAGAATGAAATCACGTGATGATTTTACACCTGAAAACAAAAATAAATATATATTTTTCGTTCATTCTTGTCGTGGGACACCAAACTTTACTTCTTGGCCTTCAGATAAACGAAAACTATATGCTACAATATTTGATAAAGTATATAATCTAGGGAAATATCAAACACAACTAGTGCGTTCACCTTATATGATGCGTGACCGTATCACTAATTATGGACCATCCGGGTTTATAGGTATAGAAGGACCTAAAAACACTAATAAAGGTGATGTAGATTATCTTTATGGTGATTTATCAATGTTATCACGATTAACAAGAAAAAAATAATAATATAATATAAAATGAATACAACAAGAAAGCAACGAGATATAAAAAAACATAGTGTTAAAACAGCGAGGCGTCGTAGAAGAGAAAAAACAATACAGAAACGAAAAACACGGAAAGACACAAAATTACAAAAACGTCGTGAACGTCATAATATTTTAAATAATATTCAACAAACATTTAGAAATGTTAGAAATACAATAAAAATGTCTGACCGCTCTGTTGAAAGTAAGAGAGATAGAACATTAGAAAGTCTATTATCACTTACACCTGATAGAGGTGTATATAATCCCAGAGATAATCCAATATTACGCTATGTTAGAAAATTTCATAATACACTCTTGAATAAAGGACCAACAACATCATTGAGATTTGATAAATCTAAATTAACTGAAGAATATTTAGATATAAATAAGTTTACACCTGTATTTTTAAAAACACACGGAAGATATCCTTTATTTTCAGAAATAAATAATATACCTGGACAACATACATATCAAAATCTTTTATTTAATCCTGAACAAGCTTTTATAGTGGTTCCTCGTGATGTTGTATTTGTAGAATATTCACCCTTTGGTTCTAGTCTTTTAGTTAAGGATAAAATAACTGAAGAATTATTACCAGAATTTATTGTATATATCTTTAACGATATAATAAACGGTAATATAGTAAATACAAGTAAAGGTAGAAAATTTCTTATAAAAAAAATATACGATTTTTTATTACAAACTACAATACAAAGAAAAGTTGTTATAATTAAACTTAATTATCATATAGAAGAA